TACCAATGTTAACAATTACAAATACTCATCCAGATTTTGGATGGTTAGTAAATTATTTAGAAACATTGATTAGTTGTATGCTTTGGCAACCAATTACATCAGCAACAATTGCTTATGAATACAAAAAGATTCTTAACAAATATGCTCTTGAAACTACAGGTAATACTGAAGGAGTTCAATGGCAAGGACATGATTTTAGTATGCGTGGTATGTCTAGTGTTGAATCAGCTATTCTTAGTGGAATGGGGCATCTTACCAGCTTTACTGGCACTGATACTATTCCTGCTATTTATCAATTAGAGCAATCCTACAAAGCACAAGGTTTAATAGGAGCTAGTGTACCAGCTAGTGAACACAGTGTGGCTTGTATGAGTATTTCAAATGGTAACAGATATTCTCAAGTAGAGGAAGTATTTAATGAACAAACTAATTCTTGGGAGGTTGTAAAATATTTTTAGATTTTCTAAGATTATCTAATTTCCATAAAGGCTGTTGGTTGGAATAGTGAAAACATTTTTCTTGTTCTTCAGGAATAAGTAAATTAAATGAGGCACAAGGTATTATATGATCTATGTGCCAATCTCCATAATTATTCCAAGACATATCTTTAAGAAATAAAGATTGTAAATAAGATTTAAATTCTTCAGGAGAACATCCTATTAATTCAAAAGTTCTTTTAGATTTATTATTACCATGTAAAGCATGATTAATTCTTCTTCTAAGATTTCTTTTGATTTTAAAAATAGGATTTTCTTTTTGAAGAAGTTCCCAATCTTTTTTATATTGTTTAATTTTATCTTTATTTAATAATCTATAATTTATGTCATATTCTGATTTTTCAGATTTATGATTTTTATAGTATTCTCTTTTATCTGCTCTGTTTTTATCTATATTTTTTAGATAATTTAGTTTGCGAGATTTTTTAAAAGATTCAATATTATTTATACGATAATTTTTATTAATAATAGAACAACAAGATTTGCAGATACAATTATAACCATCTTTAAATCTTTTATTTTTAGGAAATTCAGACAACTCTTTTAAAGAATTACATTTTGTACAGTTTTTCATAATACAAAGATACAACAAATACACATAACTACCAAATTATTTAACACTTATTTTAATAAAATATGCAAATAAAAATAGAAGATTATCTTTCAGGAGAAGAAATCAAAGAAATAGTCAAAGAAGAAATTAGAAAACACGTTAGAAATTGTGTTGGTGAAGTTTCCGTATCCCAAGATAAGGCACGGGTTATGTTATCAGTAATGGCTAAACAAATAGCTAGAGATGGTATTCAAGGACTTATACCTAATTTTAAAGAATCTTTAGATGAACACATTAAAGAAGAGATTAAAAAAATACAGTTACACGATTTCTTTACTCATAATATGGGATGGAGAAGTGATGGTAATAAATTAATAAATTCTATTTTATCTGATAATAAAGTATTAATTGATACTAAAATTAAAGAAATATTTAAAACATTAGAAAAATGAAAACAAGAATAAGAAATCTATCTGAAAGAGAAAAACAACAAATAGGAGAAAAAGAATATTTACAAAGATTGCTAGAACTATATCCTATAGGGATAGTTAGTGCTGTTGCAGATACTTTTAACTTATGGGACGTATTAACAATATATTTACCTGAACTTAAAGAAGAAATTCTTGCTAGAGATGGTAAATTAGTAATTAGACCTGATTCAGGTGATCCTGTTGATATTATTTGTGGAGAATCAATGGCTTCAATCATTAGAAGAAAAAATCCAAAAAATAAAGTTAAACCAGAAGATTTTCCAGAATATAAAGGTGTAATAGAACTACTTTGGGATATCTTTGGAGGTACTATTAATGAACAAGGTTATAAAGTATTAGATCCTCATATTGGAGCTATTTATGGTGATAGTATTACTTTAGATAGAGCTACTCAAATATGTGAAAGACTTAAAGCTAAAGGATTTGCTAGTACTAATATTGTATTAGGTATTGGTAGTTTTACTTATCAATATAATACAAGAGATACATTTGGATTTGCAATGAAAGCTACTTATGGTGAAATTACTCATGAAAGAAGTGATTATTTACCAACACAATCTCCTGAAGCTACAGAACCTGCTCAATGGACTGAAATAGAACCTAGAGAAATTTTCAAAGATCCTATTACTGATGATGGTACTAAGAAGTCTAAGAAAGGTTTATTACAAGTAGATTTATTTGAAAAACATCATGGTAAATGTGATTTAATGAGTTGTGATATGGAAGGTTGTGCAGGATACTGTAAAGAAATATCTGTAAAAGACCAATGTACTTGGGATCAAGAATCTAAAGGATTACTTACAACAGTATTTAAAGATGGTAAACTTGTGAAAGAAACTACTTTAGATGAAGTTAGATTTAAATTAAATGGAAAATAGAACCTTTTTAATGGGAGATATTCATGGGATGTATGATAAATTAATGGCTTGTTTACAGGCTGTTAATTTTGATTACACCAATGATACACTCATACAGTTAGGTGATGTTGTTGATAGAGGACCTGATAGTTATTTAGTAATTGAAGAATTACTTAAGATTAAAAATCTAATAGCTATACGTGGAAATCATGATGATTGTTGGATGCAAGGATTACCTTTTTACAGAGAAGATTATCAAAATCAAATTGAAGTTTTTAGTCTATATAATCAAGGTGCTAGAGAAACATTACAATCATATACTAAAAGAGGTATAAATCCTATGGTTCATTTATCATTTTTTAGAAATCAATTAAATTATCATATTGATAATAATAATTGCTTTGTACATGGTGGTTTCAATAGACATTTACTTATTGCAGAACAAAGAGAAATATCAGACTTATGGTGGGATAGAGATCTTTGGTTAGCAGCAAGAAGTTATGGACAAATGGAAGATAATGAGCATCGATTCAAGGTTAAAGATGGATTTGATGAGATATTTATAGGACATACACCAACAACTTACTTTAAATCAGATATACCTTTAAAAGCAGCCAATATCACTAATTTAGATACTGGCTCTGGTAAAGGTGGGTCATTAACAATTATGAATCTAGAAACTAGAGAAATACAACAAGCTTAAAATATAAAAGCCTCAAAGGATAATTTCCAATGAGGCTTTTTTTACTAACCGTGTTATTGTTATTGTGAGTTAAATGTTTGGTATTTTACATCATCTTTAAAATTTCTAGCAACTTTAACAATAGGTGCTAATATAGGAGTAGCATCCATAGTTTTTGCAATAAATTTATTTTCATCTTTACGACTACCAGAAGTATATTCTGAACCTTCTATACCAAATATATAAGGGAATGCTGTTACAACATTAATTAAATCATGTGTAGTCTTCATTAAAGCAATAGGTTTTAAAGCTGTTTCAGTATAACTACCTGGATTAACAAAGAATAATAAATCACCTGAAACTCTATCTAATTGATCCATAGTAAATTTATAGTATGCACTAGACTTTAATTCATCATCATCATCTCCAAATGCTCCTAAAGCAATGAATGATAACATTGATGCTAAAGCTATAGTTAATTCAGCTAAATTCTTACGCATATTATAGATTTCAGTTTCAGTTAAATTACCAGCTTGTAATGCTGCTAAATCACCTTTTAAAGCCTTTTTAAGCAATCTAAATGCTGTAACATACCTACCTTCTACCTGAACACCTAAATCGTTGTTAAACTTACTAGATTCAAATCTAGACTCTATAGCAGCAGGTATCCATTTCTTGAACTGCATCATCATTCTAGGTAATACTTGTTGTGAAACAGCAGCTGCATCACGAGCAGAATATCTACCATGAATCTTATTGTTTACTTCATATACTTTATTAATTAACCTTTTAGTTTCATCTTCAGTAATATTCTTACCTTTTTCAGTAGTATTACCACTAGAATCCATATAACCATCTTTTATAAGGATAGCGATCATAGTTCTATTCTGTAAGAAATTCTCACCTATTTTCTGAGGAGCATACATTAGTTCTTCAACCTTTTCCTTAGTTACACCTTTACTTGTAGATACTTGTTCAATAGTTTCATAATCTTCTAACTCTTGTAACGGTCCTATAATATCTCTCCATTTATGTAAATCTGAATCTTTATTAAAAGACTCTTTAAAATAAATATTAGTAGCATCTTTTAGATTAGTTAAACTATAGAATCTATTACCAAATGCTTCAATAATATTACCAATATCACCTATAATTACGTTAGTTACTGCATTAATAGGATTTAAACCTATTCTAAGTAAACTATTGTATTTCATACCAAAATCAGCTACTTTACTAGCATGTACATATTTTTCACCTACAGGATTACCATCTTCATCATATACAGTACCAATATTAATCTTACCTTCATCCTTCTTCATATTACCTTTAACCTGCATATCAATTACAGTATCAATAAACTGGTAAATATTAGACTCAACACCATTAATAGCTATTGTAGGATCACTACTTTTAGTAAATGACTGTCTACCTAACTGATTTTGCATAGACCTAATAGTAGGTAATACTTCAGACATTTGTTCATAGTTATTAGCAAACTTTACAAACTTAGCTAAGTTATCACCTAAATTGCTAGATTTACTATCAGCATCCATATCAGCAATAAACTTCAATGGAATTAAATCTTGGAATAAACCTTCATCTCTAATAAATGTACCATCTTGAAACTCTTTAATATTGATTCCTGTTAGATTAGAAGCTATTTGTAATAACTGTTTACTCTTAAGTGTTTCATTAGTTTTAAATGCGTCTGAGAGGTTATTAGAGGCTATATTAGCTATAAATTCAGGAGATAATTTAACAGGTAATTTTTCAGCAGCTTGTTTGATTAATTTTTTATGGAAATTATAGAATCTTTTAAGTTCTGGTGTTTTTTGAATCTTAACATAATCTGCATTAATATAAGAACTAGATTTAGGTTTCCATGCTTTAAGAATTGGATCATATGTAGCAAATTTATTTTTAAATAACTTCCTAGCATTCTTATCCATATCTTTAGCTTGAGCTAATTTTTCATAGAATTCAGGTGTATATGGCATAGTTAATACAGTAGTACCTTTGTGTTTCTGTACAAATATATCATACATATTCTTCTCAGATATACCATTAGCTTTAGACCATTCTCTTAATTTCTCAACTTCATCCTTAATTAAATCTACAGTCTTTTTATTCTCGGTAGATACTCTAGTTTGAACTTCCTTAATCATTGTATGGATAGTTCTAGCTATATAATTAGGAGAGTTTGATAATTTACCAAACCAACCTGCTAATTTACTAACATCACTTGTTTGAGCTGTAATTTCTTCAGGTGTAATAAATCTACCTTCATTAGCTCTACTATTAATTTCCTTAGTCATATTAGCTATAACTATAGGTTGTAATCTTTGTTCAAGATTAATAGCTCTTTGTGCTGTAGGACCAAACTTAGCTAATCTAGTAAATACTTCTTCAGCTGCTGCAATGTCTGCACCACTTAATTCTAAGTTAATATCAGGATCTTCAACATTATTTAACATTATTTCTAAGTTATCTAATAGTTGTGTACCAATATCAATAATAACTTGCTTATTACCTGTAGCTTCTAAATCTAATAATAACTTATTACGTTTAGTAATAATAGCTGATAATTCTGTAAATTCTGGATCTTCATAATCCATTTTATCAAGCTTTTTCATATCTTTAGTAACTTGTTGTTTTAAGAATATATAATAAGCTTTAACAGTATTATCCATTTTAGGCTTCTTAGATGCATTTTCCTTATATAACATCTGTAAATTATCATCTAACTTTTGAATCTGGTATATATATGCAGGTCTTTTATCATCAAAGAAATCTTTAATATGTTGTAATTTAATCTCCTCATCAGTAAATTTTCTCTTTAAATGAGCAATATTACCAATATCTGAAGCTTTAGACATATTAGGATTAACTAATGTTATTTGATAGAAGTAATTACCAAATCTATATACACCTGGTTCATACTTTTTAGAACGTATAGTAACAGACTTAGTTCTATCAGATAATAACTTAAAGTTCTTATTCTGCATAGGAAAATCATCTCTACTTTGATATTTATTATCTACTTGAAAATATACTGCATTATCAGGTTTAACATCACTAAATGTAATAGTTTCTTTATCAGTAATCTTAGTAGCTAATTGTTTAACAGTATCTTCTAACCTATCATTACGTTTAAACATAGATACAAACTTATCTATTAACTGTAATATAGCTTTGAATAACTTATATTCTTCTTCAGTTTTAGGTTCATACTTCTGTACTAATACTTCAGCAATCATTTTACCTAATACTTCCTTCTTTAAAGCTACTTCATTGTTTTTGTATAGTTTGATATACTCAGGATCTAAAGTGCTCTTATAATCAGTTCTAGATAGTAAATTGAGTGCTTTCTTAACTAATGTATGTTCATCACCTAAAGCTTCAACTAAACTATGTGCAATTTCTTCACCTAATGTATCAATACCTGCTTTATTTTCATTTACATATACTACTCTATTAATAGCATCATAAGCTGCTGTATAATCACCACCAAATTGCTCTACTAATGAATCAACAAACTTAATTTGAATACCATTGATTTGTGCAAACTCTTTTAAGTCTTGCTCAAGTTTGGTATTTTTTTTACTAACCGTATCTTTAGGTTTATTTTGTAATAAGATGTTACTTAAATCTTTATCTGATAACTCTACTTCATTCCAAGTATTACCATATTCATCAGTAATTTGATTTACTTTATAGTTCTTTTTAAGAATATTAGCTACAACATTTTCATAAAAATTATAAATAGGTTTTAAAGCACCAAATCCTTCTGTTTCAGCTCTTTTTAGTTCTTCTTCAAAGGTTGTAAGATATATTAAAGCACTCTCCTTATTTTTCTTAGCTTTTTCTAATTCAGGTTTGCCAAATAAATCCTCCATTTCAGTTAATGGAGCATTTATAATCTCATCATAACCCTTAATCTTCTCCTTAGTTTTTTCTATTTCAGATTTTCTAACCCTAATATATTCTTCTACAGTTTCATGTCCTTCAACTTTACTAGCGGTATCACCTAATGGAAATAATACTTTCTCATAACCTTTCTTAGCACTATCTTGTACTATAGATTTAATAAAGAATGTAACCCAATTAGAGTCTTTATTTAAAAGTTGTAGAAATTGATTTTCGGGAGATTTAACTCTATCACTTGGTTTATTTGCAAGCTTCTTTTTTTCCTCAGACTGTCTATTTATTTCATCTTTAACTTCCTGTGGAAATTGACTATAAGGTATTTGATATTGGTAATCTCCGTCACCCTCAAATATCTCAACAGCATAATATCCAGCAGTTCTCTGAGCAATATAGGTTTTGTTCTTATGTTTAATATAATAACTATCCTCAGTATCTATTTCATACTGTTCTTGGTTTTTATTTATTAAGTCAGTCCTATCTCTACCTTTCTGAAATAAATCAGATTGTACTTCGAGTATTCTACGAGTTTTAGTGTTTTCTCCTTCAACTGTTCTACCTTCTTTTAATTCTGCTAATTCTACAATATCACTATAAGAACCTTGATCAGAAGCTAAAGATTTTTCTAAATATTTAATTCTATCTTCAAGTTCTTTACCACTTAATCTAAACTTCTTTTTTGCTCCTATTGTTTTATCATCACTTCTAAACCATCCAATACCATTATCAGTACTAAATTGAGCATGTCCTTTGATACTAGGTGTAATACCTGGAGTACTTATTTCATTTTCAGTATAATTAGTACCACCTGGAACTGTTAGATTAGCATAATGTTGAGTAGGTTTAGAATCTTGTCTAGCATTTTCAAATTCTTCTTTAGTTATAGTTTTACTACCACCACCTTCTTCTACAGAATATAATATTTTATAAACATTTCTATCTGGATCAGAATAATAATAAACTCCATTAGCTTTAAATTCACTACCATCTTTTCTTAATCCACTTTGTTCTTTAGCAGTATCAACTTTTACAACATAACTATACTTACTAACAAAGTCTACTAATTTCTGTTCAATAGTATCTCCTTCAGATTGTCTTAATAATTCAACCTGTTCTTTAGGAATAGCTAAATCACTCTGTACTTTCTTCCAGAATTGATCAGTATCTTTCATTTGTTTAAACCAACCATTAATTTTACTAATATTTGATTCAATCTTATTAACTACTTTTAAATCAAAGTTAACTTTAGGTTCTTCAATCTGATAATAAACATTCTGTTTACTTGCTTTATCAATATCTCTAAAAGCTTCATCATTAGGTACTGCTTGATAATAACTCTTTTCTTTAGACATTATTGTTCTTTCAGTAAATAAAGGACCTTTATCAACATTATATTTATCCTTAGCTTGTTTAGTTAAAGCATTAACATTAGTTCTAAACTTGTTAACGTCTATAATATTTAGAAATTTATCTATAGCCCCCTTAGTTAAAAGGAAGGCTTTAGAATTATTTTTACTACTCTTAAATGGTTTACAGCTCATTATTTATTTTTATTATATTCCACATTCATTTGTATCACTTGTCCAATCTTCATTTTCTAAATCTTTAAGATCTGGTTTAGATCTTTCAGCTTCTAATCTAAGAGTTGTTTCAGGATCAGTCATAGGTTGTACATTAAGAAAACTATCTTCAAAACTTTCTGGTTCACCAATAAATTCATCTGAATCATACAATGGTCTTTCAATACTTTCATCAGTACTAGTTTCATTTGCAAAGGTAGTTAAAATACTTTTATTATCCAAATTATTTTCCTTAACTAATGAATTTTCTATATCTTCAGTTGTATCAACTTCAATCATACTACCAGCTTTACCTAATTTAGAGATTGGTTTATATACACCTTTATCATACTTATAGAGTATAGATTTCTTAGCTTTATTATCATATACTCTCATATATGTAACAAAGATTGGTGGTTCTTCCTTAGAAATAACATCATTGTAGTTAATAACTAATTCTTTAACCCTACCTGAATTAACAGCTTGTGGGAAAGTTATAGTTAAGTTCTTACCTGATGGTTTAAACATAAAACTATCAAATGTTTTAGTTAATTCAGATGGGAAGTTTCTAACCAATTGGTCTATAATTCTATCAGATTCAGAACTAGTAATTTCAAATTTACTACGATTTAATGCTGATGTAACATCTTTTCTATAAGTAGAATAACCTAATTCTTTTAGTATAGCAGGAGGAATTAAATCATAATATGTTCTTAATCCTCTATGAAATCCTGATGCAGCAAATGCATGCTTAATCAAGTCTAATACTATAGGTTTAGTAGCTTCATTCTTATATAATGAGAATATAGATTCACTAATGTTATTCTTAATTTGTGTATCAAGCTTACCTGTCTTTAAACTAATGAAACTTAAACCTGATTTTTCATCAAAGTTAGATTTAAGATTTTCAATAAATACATTTTTTCTTAATGCACCATTAAAGAAATTAGCATCATTATCAATATTCTTAATATCATCTAAAAGTTTAGGAGTTTTAGTAAATAATTTTTCTTTAACCTCTTTAGAATTTAAAGCTAAGAATGTACTAGATTTATAATCAATATAGTTTCTTAAGAAACCATTAATTAACATTCTAGTCTTAACTGGTAATTTAGATAAGCTTTCAGCTTTACCATTCTTTTTATGAAGATTATCAATTAAGTTAAACTTAACTTCTCTATAAGCATCAGAATCATATGGGAAATACTTAGATAGATACTCTAAAGTAGCTAAATGAGCTTTATATGCTGATTCTAAAGGCTTAATTCTACCTAAAGTACTTCTATCTAATCCTGAAATTGAAAACCCTTTATCTTCAATCTCATCCATTAAATATTTCTTATTAACAATATCCTCAAAATTAGGACCAATCTCTTTATTAACACCAAATAATCTATTGATTTTAACTAAATCTTTAGCAATAATATCATAACTACTATAAGAGCTTAATACTTGTAATTGAAACTTATAATACTTAGCTAATTCTATATTGTGTTGTTCCTTAGCTTCAGCAGTTCTACCTTCATTAGGATTTAATTTATTAACATTAACTGATTTCCAATGTCTATAAAACTCCATATCCTCATCAGATATATTATTATCAGTTATATCAATCTTTTCAATATCAGCTTGTTGTGCTTCAGTTAAAGTACTAAATACTGATTTTAAGCGTGTTTGATAGTCTTCTAATAATGTATCAACAGAATTACGTTTACTGTCCTTAGATTTAATCTTATAGTTATTCTCAGCTAATTTAGAAGATAACTCAACTATAGCTGGTTGTGTTAAGAAGTTAATAGCAGTTTTAGAACTAAAACCAGCTCTAACTATAGTAGCCCAAACATCAGCAGTAAATTCATTAACACCTAAAGCTTGGATAATAGGATTCTTAATATCATCTAGAATAGCAGCCATTAATGCTGATACTTCTTTAGATATTAATTTACCTTCAAAGTTATACAATTTAGATAAGTTAGTTTCTCTAGTACCATTAAAAGATATATCAGTTTGTGCTGTTACTCCAGTACCTGGTATTGATTTTATAAGACTTAAATTTAATAAAGTAGCATAACTATGACCACTAACATGTAATGCTAATTGTCCTTTTAAACCAATACCTACGTGATTTCTTTGTTTATAATCTCTTTGAGTTACAGAACTAAAGAATGATCTACTACTATATTGTATGTTATCATCTTCATCAATTTGTTTTTTAATATCTTCTAAATGTTTAAATCCTGATGGACTCATTATTAAAGGTAGAATCTCTTTACTTGATAATACTTTTAGATAGTTATCTAATATTTTGTTATTTCTAGCTTCTTTACTATTCTCAGATAATGGTTTAAAGTTATCATATGCTACTTTTTCAAGAGTACCATCTTCATTAGTTTTAAAATGTGGAGATAAGAAGTATACCTTATCAAAGTCAAAATCCGCACCAAACTGAGCTGTTACTTCATAAGGCATTAATATAGTATTACCATATTCTACAGGTAAAAATGATTTAACTTTAATAGCCATCATACTATGGAAACCTTCAGTAGGAATACGGTAGAATAATAACTGTTTTAAATTATCAGGTATATTGTCCTTATGTGTACCATCTTCATTGAAGAACTCTTTAGACCATGCAGGCATAATAGCTTCAGACCAAATTGTACCATCTTCCTCAACCATATATTTTAAATCTGATTGCATTTTATCTAAAGTTGGATTACCACCTTCATATCTATGACCTAATGCACTAGCTTGTACACCAGAACCACCATCAAATGATTGTTTAATTACTTTGTTAGTAAATAATGAAGATATTAAATTCTCCATAGCTACTGAAGTAGGTCCACCATCTAATGCATATTCAAACTCACCATCAACTATATTTAAAGCTTCAAGCATGTTCTCAGTAGCATTACGCTTAGTTAACATTTCTTTTAGATAAGATTTGAATTTACCAGTCTTATCATATTTAATTAAGTTAGTTAAGTCTTTTAATGATTCATTAATATTAAAACCTTCAATATCATTAATCTCTTTAATAATATCCTTACCAGATTTACCACTATAAGACATATCAGGATCAATGTTACCTAACATTAACATCTTAATTTGTCTAATAGAATCATTCTCCTCATCTAATATATGTGCAGGATTATCTACTTGAATCATGAAATTCTTCATATCCAAATCTAAGATTAATCCACCTTCAGAATCAACTGATTCTCTACTACCAATAGCAGCTTTAAATGCAGATTCAAATGCAATCATATCTAAACCAGCATCCATCTCTGCACGTTTCTCAGCCATTAATGGATTATCTTTAATATATGATTTAAACAATGGTAACATTGCACACTTAACTTGTTCAAATCTTTGTATACCTAACTTCTCATCAAATCTACTACCATAGTAGAATGGTTTGATATTAGATAATTGTAACCTAGCATCTTTAAGTTGTTCAGGTGTAGGATTTTTAATATTACCTTCAGCAATATCATATGCTACTTGCATAGCATCAGTCCATGTACCTCTACCAACAAATATATCTTTATAGAACTTAGGTGATACTAATACTTGAGCATCAGTAACATTATTCTTATCATAAGAATCAATTACATCACCAGCAAATTCTCTTAAATGTTCTAAATCACTTTTAGATGTAAAATCCTTAACAACTTTAGTTTTAATAATAGGATGTTCAGTAGTATTAATACTAACACCCATAGCACCTGATTGATAAGTACGTTTCTGTAAATCCTTAGCTTTATATAATGCAATATCACCATTTAATAGGTTAGACATTTCAATATTGTTTAACCAACTATTTAATGAGAAATCAGCAATTACTTGCTTAACATCATTAGAACCTTTAGCATCAAGTGAAATTGATTTATAAGTATTCTTATCTACTTTAGATATTACACCTTTCTCAACAGCTTCATTTAAACTAGCATGAAACTCTTTTCTAAGTTGTTGTAATATTTCATTCTTAACTTCAGCTTCTAATTCAACTAAAGATTCTTGTACATCTTCAGTACCATTTTGTAATAATTCAGTTACTTTACTTAAAAATTTACCATTAAAACTATTAGATGTATGTCTTCCTTTTTCATCTACCTCATTACCAAAATGCATAAACTCATATGCAAAACCATCAAAATCTGTTGGTTTACTCTTAGGTTTATAATGATAATGTGTTAATAAGTTATCTGAAGATAATTCACCAGACTCAACTTTAGCTTTAATTTCTAATTGTTGTTTAATTCTAGCTGCTTCTTGTAAGAATACATTGTAGAAGTTATTAACAATTGGAGTATCTATAGTTAATTCACCATCAGTTAATGACGCATTATATGATGTAGCATCATATATCATAGCCATTGATTTATCTGAAGGAGTAATATATACGTATTTATTAACTTTACCAGTTTTACCTTTCTTATTTCTATTTACAGATAAGTTTTGGAATAAAGCTATTTGCATAGACATGAAATCTTTAGGACTCATGTTAGTAAATTTAGAACCATCTGAAGAACCTTTCTCATCTTTTAGACCATCTAAATAAGATAATCTAAATTGATTAGTTCTATAGTTACTAGACTTCTCTAAATCATTTAAGATGTTAGAGTAAGTATATAATGGATCTTTTCTTAAATCTTCTAATCTTGAATTAAATTTACCAACCTTACCTGTTAAATCAGCCATTAACTTACTAGCATAAGAAGGTAACTGAATAGTGTAAATATTACTATTCTCAACATTATTAAATGATTGAGTATATGATTGTAATTTACCACTAGTTTCAAGCTTAACTAATTCTTTCATAGCCTTATCATATGCTTCAATAGTAGCAGCATCAGGATCAGGATTTCTATGAAAATCTAATAATGTATTTACATTTAATACTAAACTAGAACTACCATTATCTAAAAGTTTCTGTAAAACTTCAGGTGAAAATTCAATACCTAATTTAGTTAAGAATGCATTAACTGGTTTATACTTAGCTTTTTTAGTAATAATAAGTTTAGCTAATTCAGGAAGTTGTTCTTTCATCTTCTGAGCTTCAGCTAATCCATTAACAACTACTGAATCATCTACATGAATAGCAATAGTTTTCCTATTAGGATTAATTAAATTATCCTTCCAAGTATCTGCAGTTTCAATGTTAATAGACATTCTATTAGCATCAAATACTCTATAAGTTACTTCACCTGTATTACTATCAGTATCAAACTTAACTAATGAATAACTTAACTGTTGTTTACTAAAGTTTGATTTAAAATCATTCTGTAACTTAGTTAATTCTTTTTCATCTATATGTGTACTAGTCTTAGTTAATTTATCAATAACAGTTAATAACTCTGGTCTAAGAGCAGATAAAGTTTTCATTTCACTTATCATTTCTTGGAAATCATCAATACCTGTTAATTGTCTTTCTAGATAATAATATAATGGAGTAAATGGATGATACATAGTAAAACCATATACATCTTTCTTAACAATACCATTATCAATAACCTCAATACCACTTAGGAACATTTTAACACGTACTGAAGCAGACTTTAATCCAGCTTGAGTAACTTGTTCAGATAAACCTTTAGTAGTCTTAGCTTCAAGTGTTTGTACTTCTACATCCTCAACACTCTCAACAAGTTGTTCAGAATAATCTAATGTACCATCACTTTTAGATTTAATATTATATGTTTCTAAATACTTATCAACTTCTTGAGTTAAGAATGTAAAGTTATTTAATACTTTCTTAAGATTAGCTAATTCAACAGGTGTCATTTTACCTAAAGCTGTAGCATCATTCTCAAGTTTTTTATATTCATTATATATTTCAGTATATAATACAGCAGGTTTAATATCTTTAACACCTTGTCTAACAAGAGTTTGATATTTAACCATGAATGTATCACCAATAGATCTAGTTCTATCCCATTTAAATGTAGCAGTAAAATCTTGATGTCTAGCAAAACCTATTGGTCCAAACTCTTCACCTTTTAATTCTCTATTAACTAGTTGAATATTAGCATTCTTAGCTACTTTAGATTTAGTTTTATATGAACCTGTATTAATATCATTAAACAATGTATTAATATTATCACTATTATTAGTAGTAAAGATATTAAATTGTTTTAAGATCCTATTAAAGAAGTCTTTAATTTTAGTCCAAGTAGATTTAGTTCCTTCATTTTCAATGAAATCTGCAAAATCATCAGCTAATTTCTCTTCATAATATAAGTAAGTTAATTGTTCAGGAGTAGCTTTAAATGATAAACCTTCTTGTAAATGCATTAAATCACCTTCAGAAGGAGCTTTATATTTAGTAATAGCTTCTTCAATTACAGCAAATTTCTCTTCGTTAGAAAGCATATTTCTAAATACACCATGAAATGCTTCATGATATACAGTCTTATTGCTAGCACCTTTAAATAAGTATACAACCATATTTCTGTATGCACCAATAGCATCAGTAATATTAGTTCTAAGTGAACTTAATTCATCTAAATCAGATAATGTTAAACCTGGTAATTTAGCTTTTAACCAAGCTTTAGCATCTTTTCTATTAAGAGTTGTATTACCTACCTTAGTTCTTGAGAAACCTGGATCATTAGTAGGGCCCTGCTCTCTTAACATTTTATCCAACAATGATTCTTTATCATTAGGTGAATTTAAAATAGCATCAGGCTTAGCTTTTAAATCTGTAGAAGTTGTATTAGATAATAATTTTTCTACAGCTTGTACTAATTCAGGATTACTACCATCTGCTTTAGCTTTGTGGTATATCCAACCTAAAGAAATATCCCTGACATCTCCATCAATATCTACACTCCATTCTTTTGGGTATTTTTTACGAATAGCATCTAATGCTTGATTGTGTACATATCCATCTACATCGGGATTTTCTGCTATCCATTTGTTTATTTCTATTTCACTTTTTTTTAAGTTGATTATACTGGAATATTCTTCAGTATTTAATTCAAATAATGCTTCAGAAGTACTTTCTATGTCTTTTAAAGGATCTTTAATTGTTACTGTAGATTGATTATTAACTTCTTTTGCTAAAAGTTTAGCTTCAGCTTGTTTATATTCAATTACTTCTATAGATTCAGTTATAGGGACATATGATACAAAAGGTTGTACTAAGTACTCACCTTTATAAGTAAGTGCGTTAGAAGCGATTGTATTGCGTTTTAAGAGCTGTTTTTGAGTATACTGAGTATTAATATCTAATACTTGTATATTCTGTCTTTTAGTAAGTAAACCATCTTTGAAATCTGCTAAACCAATACCCTTATTTAAATTATCAATTGTATGTCTTACACCATCTACTATAAGAGTATTACCTCCTTTAGTATCTAATGTAATACCAGCATTAGTCTTCTCAGTATCATATTCAACATATATAAATGGATTTAAAGCATTTAATACATCACTATCAGTTGATTTGTTAGTTAATGTTTTTAAAGCATCTTTAATACCTTTAAATGTTACATCATCAACTGTATTAGCATATACTGGAATAGGATACCATTTACCAGATGTATCTTTAACTAATTGAAATACACTACCTGGTTTACCCCAATTACCTAATTCAGATAATCTTTGTTTAATATCATCTTCCATTTCTGAATCATCCATCTTAGGTAATTGTAATGATTTACCATCATTATATACAAATACTAAGTTCTCACTAGGAGTCTTATCAGTATCTCTAGGATTATCAAATATTCTATTTACAGGATCAATTCTACCATCAGATTTCAGTTTAGTGTATAGGTTACCAGCACCCTTTTCCTTTACAGTAGTAGTTACTTTACCATTCTCTAAACCTCTTAAAATAGCATCCCTTTCTCTAATAATAGCATTTCTAGCATCAGTATATAACTGAGTACCAGTTTCAGGATTAACTCCATTATTCTTAACAGTAATAGCATGTGGTTCTTGTACAAAACCAACAAGTTTACCATTAGAATAAATACCTATGGGTTTATCATTAAAGCCATAATTCTTATCATTAGTAGGATAATTAAATTCATTACCCTCTTGTGTGATATGATAGTTAATAGCATTAATTGAATCAGTCTTACTTTGTTCATAATCAATTAAAGCTTTACCAGTTAATGTAACTATTTTAAACTCTAATTCATCACCTTCTTTTATAGAATTTAATTCATCAATATCTATTTCTGATTGTTCATTAATTTCAGGTAAACCTTCATTAGTTCTTTCAAATCTAAATGCACCTTCTTCAGTAAAGTAGTTATGAAATACTTTCATCATAACTGCATTAGCTATACTAGCTACACCTTTAATACCACCATAGTATGCTACTTTTTGTTTCTCAGTAGGTACTTCAGTTACTTGCTCATCACCATATGTTGTATCAGCATTTTCTGATATTAAACTTTGTGATACAATATTGATATTCTCTTTAGGTGTATTAGTATTAGTAATTTTACCTTCAGTTAAAGCAGCTAATTCTGCATCATATTTAGCGTTGATTTGTTTATTTCTATCTAAATAATCAAGTTCATTTTCTTTATTAGATTTTTCAAAATCTTTATCAGATTGTACTTTTTCTTCTTTCCATACTTTTATATGTCCTTTTGATTCATGCCATTCTGTTAAAGCTTTTTCATCAGTTAAAGCAATATTATCAGGTGCTACAGTACTACTATTATCTTTACTTTCCCAAACATAAAACTTTCTTATTTTACTATTATTATTTAAATTTCCTTCTTTTGTAATATTATATCTTTTTTCAGATGAATTTAATTCTTCTTGTCTACGAAGTTCAATTTCATCAGCTTTACTTACAGGAGCACCAGTTTCTTCAACTTCAGGTTTAGTAAATTTACTTTCAAAACTTTCCATATCTTCTGGACGTGGAGGAGCATTGTCTGCATCTAAATCATCTTTAGAACTACTATATTTAGGAGGAGCTGTAGTCTTAACTTTAGGTTTTTCAACTGGTTTAGCAGCTTCTTTTTCCTCAGCTTTAGTAATAGTTTCTTGTTCTACTTTAGTAGTACCTGCAAAATCATTAAATGCTTTCTTAATTTGATCAGCATTAAATACACTATTATAATTCTCTTTAGAGATTTGTAATGATTTATTTAATGATTCAATTCTATTAATAATCTTTTCACGTTCAATAGTAAATTGAGATACTTGTGCAGCTTCTGCATGTAGTGTTAATAAATCTCTATTTAATTGTTCAATCTTTTTAGTTAAGAATAATTGTTTAGAAGATTCTTGATAAGCTGTATTGAATAATTTATTAGCAAAAGCACCAACAATTTTAGTATCTTGAGATAATTGTTCTAAAGGTAATGAATAAACACTTTCCTGTAGACTCTCATTAATCTTACCTAAGTCTTTAATTTGACTTTTTAATTCTGTTTTAAATTGTGTATCTTCTAATTTAGAAGTATTTGCATTTACAATATTCTTAGATAAATCATCTATGTGTTGTTCTAATACTTCAGAACCACCTTCAACATTTAAATAAGGTAAAGCAAATCTAGTTAATTGTTGATTAAAGATATAATCATAAATATCTTTATCATTAGTTAAAGCGGCTAAGTCTTGTAAGTTAGTTGATTGTTGTTCTTTAACTAAGTTAGTAATTACATCAGCTGCTACTTTTTTATTTATTTTAGGAGTAGTAGTACCTTCATGAAATTCAATATTACCATCAGAATCTCTTTGAATAATATTATCCATAGCTACGCTAAATCCTTCAAAGTTATTTTTAATAAGATTTGAAAGAGTAGCTCTTTGTTTAGCTTCACCTTTTAATTCACTATGTGTACCTTTAATAGAACCTAATCCTCCCATTACAGCACCTAATAGAATAGCTTTTTGTCCTTCTACAGTTGTTAATGTATTGATATATTCACTTGCTAAATCAGCTGTATTATCACCTGTAGCAACTTTCTTATTATAATTCTCAATAGTTGTTTGTCCAGCTTCTTCCATGAAACCTTCTGAACCTATAGAAGTTCCTATACTTTTAGCATATTCTTTAATTAAAGATTTTTTAACTATAGGATTTGTAGTTACAAATTTACCTGTAGCATCTCTAAACTCATCTAATACTCTTTTAGAACCACTGAATCTACCTAATAAGTTCTTATTCATAATCATATTAGGTACTAATAATAGTCCCATATTCATTTGAAAAGTACTTACACCAGCTTCACCAATAGCTTCTTTAGCTTCTTCTTCAGTCCAGAAGTTACCTGTATTAGGATTAATTTTATGACCAACTATTTCTTCTTGAAACTGTCTAGTTAAATCATCTACAACACCTTTAGTTTCTGCAGCAGATTCTAATGCAGTATTAAGTAATGTAGCTTGTCCTAATTCAATATTAGCAGCACCTAGTTTACTTAACATAGGTAACTTAGCTAATTTACCTGCAATACCAGTAGCTTTTAAAGCTGCACCTGGAGCCATCATTGATATTAAAAAACCTGCACCATCTACACCTTCATCTGTCCAAAATGAAGTACTTGTGAAGTTATCCCACAAATTACCTTCTTTAACAGACTTAGGTGTATAAATAGCAAATTGGTCTTTAACTGATTGATCAGCTTGTTCTAAACCATTTAACCAAGCATTATCTAATGATTCAGCTAATGTCTTATCAGTTAAACCTGCTTCACCTAATGCATATAAATAACCTGGAGTTTTAGCTATTTCAGTACCTACCTTACCTAAAAGTCTAGGTACAGCATTGAATAACTTATCAGTTCTAGATTGTTTCTCACCTCTTAGATCTTTATATTCACCACTTAATATATCTTCTGAAAAAGTATTACTAGTATCAAATTTTGATTCTCCAAAATCAGTATTACCAAATGATGCATCTATAGCACCAGTCTTACCAAATTCTTCTAGAGTACCTTCCTTAATATTATTATATGTAGGATGATATACAAAATCAGTATTATTTACTTTATCCCTATTAAGATCTACTGTATTTTTTTTATTGTTATCTGGCATAATTATTTTCCTTGTTGATTTTCTCCTTGTTTCATTAATGATTTTAAATTCTCTAATTCAGTATTACCTTCAAGAGTATTTGTATAATAATGTTCTTCAATATCCTTTTTAAGTTCTGCTAAATTAGATCTTTCTGTAGATAAAATCTTATTAGTATTCTTATCTCTTACTGTGTATATAACTTGACGTTTATCATTTGGATTAGTTATACCTTGTATATATTTACCACCACCAATATTTTCTTCTTTAAAGATTTTCATAGGTGTTCCATTATATACAACTGTTAAATCTTTACCAGATTTATCTTGTAAATAATTATCCTCAGATAAGTTATCAATACTTGCTTTTTGCATAGAACCCATAGCATCAAATACTAAGTTCTTTTCTGTCATATTACTTCTATAAGTAACTGGTTTTACTTCAGCACCTGTTTTTTTATTTCTAATATAACCTTCTTGATACATCTTACCATTTTTATCAGTTCTTCTATTAGTAATAACAACTTCTTCATTTTCTCCTAAAGGTTCAGGAGCAATTGATTGTTCAGGTCTATCTGGATTAACTTGTTTTAAATCTCTCCAATGTACATTAGCATATTCACTTTCAGATGATTGTACTGCTGGTGACATAATTAAATCTAAACTTCTAGATTTAGATAATTGATTATAAGCTGAAGCTAATTCTGTTACAGCATTAGTATCAAGTTTACCATCTTTAGATAAAGATGTATAATCTCTACCTGTAGCTTTAGCCATTTTTTTAAGTTGCTTAACTAACATTTCAGACTTTTCAGCAGTAGTTTTATTACTTACTGAAACATCACCTCCCATATGAGAACCCATAGAACCAGTATATACACTTTGATTTACAGCTGGATTTTCAGTAAGCATTTTAGGATTGAATGTAACTATACCATTATTATCTGTAAATATTTCATTTTTAAATAAACTGTTAAAATCACCATCACTACTAATAGCATTTTGAGTAACTCCATCTAATGTACTTGGTCTTAATGCATTTTCTAATGCTACTTTATCATCAGCAGCTTTACGATTAGCAGACCATATAATAGTAGGATCTACAGTATTACCATCTGTATTGTTAGTAAATATTTGATTAGATGCTGTAGAGAACATTGCTTTAGTAGCTTCTTCTAATATTTGCTCATTAGTAATATTAGGATTAGTTCTTTTTAATATCTTAACAAATTGTTTACCTTCATCAGTATTATTTAATACAGTACCTACTTTATTTCTAGCCACATTCATTACTTGATCAACAGTAATACCAGATCTTTGTCCTTTCTGTCCAATTTTAATACCATCAGCTCCTAATGATTCAATATCCCAACCTTTAGTTGATTCTTTAAAATCACCCATAGCTTCTCTAAACTTCTTTTCTCTGTCTAAAGAATCTTCCATACCATGATAATTAAATGGTAATGGATTACCTGAATCATCTACTAATTGAGTACCAGCATAATCATCTAATCTTGCATCATACTTACCAGCCTTTTTAATAATATCTGATTTATAAGCTTCATATTGAGCTCTTTGATTTTTTAATCCTATAATTCTAGGATCATTTTGAATCTTTCTTTGTAATAAAGTTAATTCTCTAATAGCATTAGGATCATTACCATTTACAATTCTAGTACTCAAATCATTTAACATTGGAGCATATTCATCATCAATAGCTTTTTTAGCTTTAGTATTATCTAATCCTAACATTGGATCATTAACTTCTGGAATAGTACTCATAAAGTCTTTTAACTTATAAGTATTATCAACATTAGTATCATATTCTTTCTGATGATTAGCTGCTAATCCTGCAAGTTCTCTGAATGGTAATTCTATTCTATTAGAAACATATTCAGGTCTTACGGATTGATCAAATTCATTTACCATTTTGGTTATTTTTTAATTTAAAAAGGGACTCTAATATTCTCACATCAGAATCCCTACAAAAGTAATTATTATTTTTTTAATATCAAAATTTTATGCATTAAAACTCATAAAATATTCTAACATTTTTGGATCTTTAGATAAAGATGGATACATTTTAATTAAACCTTCCATCTTCTTTTTATCCATATTAGTATTTCTAACATCATTCATTTGGTTAGCTGTATTAGAACCTATAGAAGCTATAGCACTTTGCTTAATATTTCTAGCATTAGCTCTAATTTTAGCATTAGCTAATATCTCTTCATTAGCAATACCTGTATTATACTGACTAACTTGATTCTTAATTCCAGCATTAGTGTTATCAGCAGCTTGTTGAATTTGTGCTTTATTTAAAACATGATTAACATGGGATTGTTGTAAGTTAGCTAAGTAACCACTAGCTCCTAATGATGCTCCTTTTAAAGCATTTTTCATATATAAATATTTTTGATCAGCATCTCTAAAATTAGGAGTTACTAAATTCTCAGTAGCTCTATTATATTTTCTAGTTTCAGTTTTATCTGCTCTAGCTAAATCATATATATTACCCGCATTATTAGCTGCAAAATAAGCTGATTGAGTAGCTAATCCTTTCCAATCAAAATTTTTAGAATCAGGATTAGTAACATTAGGATTAGGTGCACTAGGATTATTCATATAATCAGCATCCCATGCAGATTTATTTAATCTAGCTGCTTCCCAATTATCTAAAGGTTTTCCAAAAGTATTATATGGATCTGGTGCTAGTACATCTGTGAAATCTTTACTTGCTGGACGAGTTCCTGGTACTACAATATCAGCATCTTGATCTTCAGAAGCCATTTTAGGTACAAATTTAACACCGTTACCATATTTAGGTAATTTAACACCACCTTTTTTAAATTCTTCAGTTTGAATAGGTTGTTTACTTTGATTAATTCCTGGAATAAATTGATTATAATTAGGATGATTAACTGGTTTACCTACTGGTTTAGCATAGTTCTCAATTTTTTCAATACCACTACCCTTTTTAAAATTCTCTTCTCTATAAGGTAACATTGTAGGTTTAATATATGTAGCAGTAGTTGTTCTACTATAAGGATCTACATTATTTGTAGGTACTGGTGGTCTTTTATTTAAATCATTTAATCTTAAAAAAGCATCAGTATAATTATTATTTTGTTCAAAGTTAGGTATATTAGATTTTAAACCTGAATTATATAAAGTTAAACTATCTGATTGTGCTTGTTTATATTGTTGAGGTGTAATACCACCATTAGGATATTTCATAATACCACCTAAACGTTTAGTATAACTATCTATTCTAGATTGTTTAGTTTCTTCTTGTTTAGCAAAGATTGCTTGAGAAGCTTTAGTGGCAGCCATTAAATTTAAATGAGCACTTAGTTTAGATTCTTTAGTTAAACTAGAATTCTCTAAATCCTTAGTTGCTTTTTGAATTATTCTTGTATAAGGCTTATTATGATCTGCTGCAGTTTTACCATCCCATTTAACCTTATCACTAAAGATTAATGTACCTGGATCTAAGTTAGTTTTAATACCACCTTGTTCATGTGTAGGACCATTAAATTGAGTTGCTGTACCATCAGGATTTAAAGTATTTTCACCATCCTTACCATAACCACCACCTTCAACTTCAGCATTAGGTTGCATACTCATACCACCATTAGAATACTGTATACCTCCATTCTTTCTAAAGTATCCACCCATTTCTGGGGCATGTATAACATCACTTTGAGATACCCCTCCGTAACTAAATGATTCTGCAACATCATTTGATTTAGTTATTATATTGTTTAATACTGAAGCTTTATTCCCTTGTTTTGCTAACTTAGACAATGGTTTCATACCTTGTTTTACAAATGGTATTCTAATCAGACCCAAGTAATCAATAGGATCTTGAGCATTACCAGTATAAAAGTTTTTACCAATTTCAACAGCAGATGTAGCTCCAGTAGGATCTATTAATTTACTATATTTATAAGCTAGCTCCGCACTAGATATACCTGAGCCATCTCCTTGGTTAGCACCTCTTGTGGCTTCTTCATAATTAGCTTTTTCAGCAGCAAAGTTTCTTGGTTTTAATCTTGGCATTGTTCCACCAGTAGGATATTGAGGAATAGTATTAGGTTGCATATTCATACCACCAAAAGCAAATTGATTTTGTTCTAAAGAATTCTTTTGATTATTTCTAGCACTAATACCAGCTAAATCATTATACTTACCCCAGAACCCTGTAGTCTTTTCATCATTACCTGTACCATAAGAAAACATTTGACGCATCTTACTCATACCTGTAATATCACCAATAGCTGACATATAACCACCAATCTTTTGAGATTGACTATTCTCTGAATTATTAGCAGCAGCAATATCTGAACTAGCTGCTTCATGTGGTGCAGCCATCCAATTAGAAACTGTTCTATTGGCCCCAGACTTATCTCCAATCATCCCTGTAGCAGATTTTCTAATACCTGTACCCATAGCAATATAAGGGCTAAGAGCTCCCATACCTTGAGTAATACCATCACCTATTGCTTGAGATTGATAAGCAGCTTTAGTATCACCATTGTAATCTTGCTCATTAATAGCTGCTAAATTAGCAGCAGTTTGTCCAGCAGCTACAGCGTAACCTGCATATTGTCCCATATTATTACCAGAAGATCTTTTCTCATTATAAATATTTTGAGTACCTCCGCCCATATCTTGGGTAGCTCCCATCATAGATCCTTCAGATTCAGGACTACCATACATACTATTATCTACAGACGGTCTTATATCATCTGTTCTTCCACCAGGAAAATACTTAGGTAAATGAGATTTAGGAATTCTTTTATTTGATTTTTTCATTTGAAATGCTTATATATTAATATACACTATTTTGTTATATTATCCTAATTTTTTAAAGGATATTTTTAATTATTACATAATACATAACATTATATGTTATCTATCACTTATTCTATAAATTGTCTTTAAATTATGGATTATAAATCTATTACCTATACTGTTAGGATATTCTAAATCAACAATCATATACTTATCTCTCATCCTTTCACCAAAGTATAATCTAGTTAAGTTAGCAGGATTAAATATAGATACTATTGAAGGAGCTGTACTATCATAATCAAACTTATTTCTAGGTACTTGTAAGTTAAAGTTACGTTCCTTTCTAGTAAGATTGTTATTAGGTGGAGCTAATGTTAAAGTATTCCAATCTGTATTCTGCCAATCATTATAACATCTAATCTTATCAAAAGTATCTGATTGATTATTAACATCATCTACATATGTTGGATTAGTTGGAGAACCTGGATATAAGTTATAATCATCATTCCATTCTACATTGTCCTTAATAGATTCTGTATTCCAAGTTATATTATCAAATACTTTAGTATATAATGGATTATCATTAATTAATAGTTTAAGGTTTGATTTACATAAAGTATTATAAAACATACCATAAGTACCATAATTATGAAACCATAATTTATTTGTACTATTAGTAGATATTAAATATTTATTACTATTAATATATAAATTAGGAGTAAATGAATATAAACCTGTAAAAGCATCTAATACTTCAGAATAAGCTAATGTAAGATTTTCATTATTAACAGTATCTTCAGTTAATACATTATTAAATGTATATAAAAATTCATTATGATAATAATCATAAGTAACTAATATACCTTTATTAATAACAGGATTATCATATTTTAATAACTCATTATGTAATCTTTTAATAACAAAACTTCTTTGTCCTTTAACATCAGATATAGGAGTTACAGATTCACCATTAAATAAATAAATCTTCTTATGTCTAGCATCAACAAATGTTATTGCTGATTGAGATCTATATACAGACCATTGATGAACTGTACCAGCATCTATAGCTTTGTAATAATGTTTTTGAATAGTTTTAGTACCATCACCTAATTTAATAGGTTGTCCTAAACTATCATTAACCATTGATACAGGATTAATCATTAATATACCAACACCTCTATCCTGAAGATAATACATATTTTCTTTAAGAGATATTAAAGCATTAATACCACCATAATTACCTTCTACATCATAAAAACTACCAGTTAAATATTCAGACCATGAATCTTGTGGTTCATTATTAAACTTAATTTCTGAAAAATAAATTCTATTAATCCATTCTTCAGATGTTTGAAAGTTTAATGGTTTAGGAAAATATGTTTTAGTATCATTTTCTGCATTATTATAAGATTCATATGAATACTCATCTTCTTCATAACCAGCTTCTGCAGTAATACTTCTATTAGGATGTAATCCTAATCTTAATTCTGGATTTGCTATACTTGTACAAGGTACAAAAAAAGATGTACCAAATCTTGCTAATGCAGAAACCATTCCTTGGTAAACACCTAAGTTATTAAAATTATAATGCCAATATTCAGCACCTCCAGATAAAGGTTTAAATGTTTTTTGAAAATCATATGTTACTGTAAATACATCGCCACCAAAAGTTATTAATGTTCTAATACCTGAAGGTATTGTTGAAATACCATCTTGTATTGTTGGTACATATTCACCACAAGGAATATATTCATTATTGCTTCTAGCTACATAAGTTGCTCCACCATATAATGACGAATTAGGTTTGTAATATAAAGCTAATAATTTATAGAATGGATTTGAAGCATCTGTACAATTATAATTATATGCAGCATCATTATCACTTGTAAATAAAGAAGCTTTAGTATTAGGAAGATTACTTGATACTACTAAAAATAAAGTTTGTTTACCTCCAGCTGGACTACCAGTTGCAGAAAGTGGAGGAACTGGATTATCCAATCCTTTATTATTAATTGAATAAGGTGATCCTCCACCTGAACTAGTCCAACTACTAACATCATTTCCTGCAATATATTCAGTATGTTCTAAATTATAATTAAATTTATTTGTACCAGCTGTTACAAATTGAGTATAATCACAATGTAAATAGTTATCAACTAATTTAAATAAGAAAAATGGTTGATGTGAATTATCATTATTTGAACCTGTAATTGAATTAAAAACTGGAGATGGGGTTGTACCATTATCTATATTTTGAGTATCACCAGGAATTTCAGTTCCAGCAGTTCCATAATCTTTATCAAACCATTGTCTATAACCACCTGCTGAATTTCTGTAATTTACAGATTGCATTCTACTTCTAATAAGTAATTTATCAGTAGATCCAAATGTAGGTCTATTACCTAAATCAAAATCCCAACAATCAAATGTTTTAAATCTTGCAAAATTAGGATTAAAAGAACCATCATCAAATGAAACATTTAATGTTTCAACAGAATCCTGAGAAGGATATGGTTTATAATATCTTCTATATAATGTAGCTGGAGTTGGTACAGTAAAACCAACTTCATCACTTTCAAATCCAGCAGGTAAAGAGGCAGTGCCTCCTCCGTCAGTTCCATCATAAGAAATCATAGGGTTAATTAATCCTACTCCCCAAATAGTTTTATTAGTACCTTCTCTTTTAACTCTAACTATTTGATAACCTCCTATTAAATCTTGAATAGAAGAAATATCAACTGTAAATTTAATATACAATGCTTGTGATATAATATCATTATTTGCACCATAATAAGATAATCTAAAATCAGTAATACCTGGAATACCTCCATTATTATTATTATCACCATAACTAGGCATTTTAATATCACCTATCCATTTAGTAAAATATGGATTTCCTTGTTTATCAAAAAACTGAATACCAAATCTATAAATTTCTTCATGTTGAAATCCTTTTAAAATGGAAGTTCTTTCTGGTTGTTTTAAAGCAGCAAACTTACCATTTTGAGGATAAGTATAAACTAAATTACTATTTGTAATAGGTGAAGTTTCTGTATCATTCTCTCTATATGGAGAACCTACATGATTAACATATAAATCCCAATTATCTGATTGAGTAGGTCCTGCACTATTATCTGTTTGTATAGCATAAGTACCAAACTCATAAGATATATTTGGACCTTCTCCACCAAGTATTTTAGTAGTTAAAGCTGTTGAAGGTTTTAAATAACATGCGTTAGTAGAATAATCTCCAGTAGCAGAATCATAATATTCATTAATTGTATCTTCAGTTTGAGCTAAATTAGCAGCATAATCTACAGCTAAAGGATTTGTCATTTGATAGATTCCAACAGCACCATTATTTATTAATTTAACTTCACCATCATCATTAGCTCTAAAAGCTCTAGCATCATAAGATTCTAAATCCTTTCTAGGTGCTCTAACATTACCCCAAAATAATCTATTATCTTTAGTATCACAAGTTTTAGCATGTGTAAATGTACCATTAAATAATAAAAATTCTTCTAATGTAATTTCACTATTAGCTGTAGCATTAGGATCACTATAAGTAATATTCATTGTACTAGATAATGGTCTTAACCCTAAAGAAGTTATTGTTGGTACTCCAGAAGCAGAACCTCTATATGTTACAATAGGTTCTATTTGATCAAAGTTTAAATCTAAATTATCTAATGTCCAAGTAATACTTTTACCCGAACCTCCTATATTACCTTCATATTTGTAAAATGATGTAGCTTCACCACTAGGTGGACTATTTGTTAAATATACAGGATTACTAAGCTCTGAGAAATTAGTTACAGAACCTAATACTTTAGATAATCTATAACCAAATTGATAACATCCAGCATTTAATGAACCACTACCAATTGAATCTAATATTCCTTGAGTATATTCTACAATAGGCATTACACTCAATATAGTTGGATTTAAAGCCATCAATTGTGGTAATGCTGTATTTACTACTCTAATTTTATTATAGTTGTCTGACCAGTATATACGTTTAATATCCATACTCTCATATCTACCTGTAATAGCAGATGGTGGAATTGGATGATATTTAGTAAAATCTAAATTATTAGAATATAATAAAGTTAATGTATGTTGTTTAGTAATATCATCAATATTTAATTTCCATATAGCTCCACCAAATTGTAATTCATCATTAGATGGAATTTCTCCATTAATACCTGCTGGTCCATAAGTTGGATTATTAGTAGCTGTTAATATATAAATATCATTTAATATAAAAGTTGAACCAATAGGTATTACTAATGCACTAGGGCATCCA